GTAGCCATCAGCGGGTAAGCAGACCACCAGGCCGCTTCTGTTTAATCAATTCTGCCTGTACTGCCTGACCAATCAAGCGACCAAGCTGATCGGCGTTGCCTTCGTTGCCCTGAACCTCGGTGCCAGAGGCATCGACGTTAACGACAACGCTGGTGCTGCCTCCTAACTGATTGTTGGGAATGATCGTGCCTGCACGGTCTGGGACAAATAGCTCAGGGCCACGCTCACCAACGATTGACGGGCGGCCAACAGGCGGGCGACCACCGTTTGCAAACATGCCAAGCAAGCCAGAGCCACCGGTCCCGTCTGCGCTCTTAAAGGATCCGATGCCCCTGTTGAGGAACATTCCGCCAAGCTGGCGCAGGATGCCAGACAAGGATTCACTCAACGACTTGCTGCCGTCAATGGCGCCCATAATTGCTCCCTTAATGCCGTTCTCAATAACATTTGCCATCTCTTTGTATTGTGCTAGCTGTCTGTCCTGCTGTTCTTTCAGAAGCTTGGCTGCCTCAATTCTTTCCTTGTCCTGCAAGGTCAGGCCAAAGTTAATCTCGAGCTGATCGCGCAAAGTTTGCAGCTCTTTTTCGCTAAGAGCTGGGAACTGTGCAGCTAAATTCAGCTTGTCGAACTTGAGCTGTAGCTGGTCACGTTCTTCATCCGTTGTGGCTGCAATTATCTGTGCCTCTTGTTTTTTCTGCACTAACAGCTTGGCGACTGCCTCACGCTGCTTGTCTGCAGCTTCGGCCGCCTTTTCAGCATCAGTCTTACCAGTGCCTGCACGCCCTTTGAGAAGCTCTGGCACCGTAGGAGGCTTGGTAGGGCCTCCGCCTGTTGGGCGAGCTTTGCGGATTTTTTCCATTTCAGCTTCTACTGCAGCTTGACCTTCTGCGCTGCCCATGAAACGACCTAGTTGAGCCCTACTCCTGCCCTTGCCTTCTCTTTGCCTAACTGTGTTAATCGCTTGGTTGCGGTCAAAGATTCCGTTGATGGCGTTTATGAGCCTTGTGGTTTGTGTAATTAAGAAGTCGAAGATAGGCGCAAGGGCTTCGCCAATGTTTTGGCCGAGCGTAATGAATGCGTCCTGCAGCGTTGAGAGTTTGCCAAACAATGTGTCTGACTGCGCGACTGCACCGTTTGCATACTTGCCGCCCTGCTCCGTCAAACGGATAAGAGCAACGTTTGCAGCTTCTGCGCTTATCTGACCTTTTTCAAGAGCTTTGCTGAACTCTTCCCCGGTCATTCCATACATTTTCTGCAGCTCATCGCCTAAACCGACGCCCCGCTCTTGTAACTGCAACAGCTCTTCTGTCTGCAGCCTTCCCTTTGACTGAATTTGACCAAAGGCCGTTGCGATGCCGCCTAGGTCTGCACCAGTCGCACCGGCAACATCAGCAAGCCGTTTCGTGACGTCAACAACTTGGTTCGTCTCAAAACCAAATGCCTTAAGGCGCTTAGACGTTTCAATCAGTTCTTGACTGGTAAACGGAGTGACCGCACCAAATGCCTTCAGCTCAGAAATAATGCCTTTAGCCGTGTCGAGCGAACCTGTTAAAACCTCAAGGCTCTTTGTTTGCCTTTGCAGCTCGCCAGCAGCTCCAAACGAAAACTTTGCAAACGCTGCTGCGCCTGCCGCCGCTGCCGCTAAAGCCGCTGCCTTGCCAAAACCGCCAAAACTCTTTGCGGCGTTTTTAGCCTTATCGGCGATTGTTTTTAGAGCGCCAACTCCTTTGCGACGTAGCCGCTCTAGCTGGATTCCAGTTCTTCTAACGGCCCGCTGAAGTTTCTTTACCTGTATCTCTGCTTTCTTGCTTGCGCCTTCGATAGCGCGAACTTTGCCGCTGACTTGATCGCGCAGCTTAATTAGGAGGGTTACGTCCTTTGCCACGGCTGCCTAGCAATAAGTCAATACTACCGCCGCCTTTGCTTTGCGCGCTGCATTGCCTCTTCCTCCATATCTGCCTTCAGCTCGTAGTAAGCAGCAAAATGCACAAGCTCCGCATCGGTAAGTTCCGTGCGAAGCCTGCTGACTGTCATGCCTAACTCGCAGGCCAGGTGGAACTCAAAGAAGGTCCACTTGTCCTGCTTCAGTCGTTTTTTGCGTCTTCAAGATCCGCGTCCTCACCAAGGCCAAACAAGAACAGCTCGATCTCGTTCAGCACAGATTCCGGCAGCCTGCGTTGCAGCTTGGTTGCGTCAGCAGCGGCAAACGCCTTAGTGCCGTCTTCGAGCTCGGCAATCTGACACAGCATGTTGGTGCTGATGTCTAAAGCTTCGTCAGTGCCCGCTAGCTGTTGCGCTTTCTTCCGGTCAGCGCGGGTGATGGGCTTGAAATACAGATCGACGATTTTTTCGCCTTCTGCGTTCTTCAGTTCAAACTTGCGGCGCTGGTTGAGGTCAAACGCCCCAACCAGCAGGTCAACGGTGCGAGTTTGAGCAGGCATTTAGGCAACACATTTATCGCCCAAACTATAGCCCTGCATCAAGCGTTAGATGTAATCGTGCCGCTAGTGATGAAGCTGCAGCTAACAATCACAAGCTCACCAACCGTGGAAGTAATCTCCGCATCGGTGATAATGCCCGCAAAAGTAAACGAGTCAGCGTCGTTGGTGTTGCCAGTACGGAACAACTCAAACGTTGCGTCAACAGCATCGGCAGTCTTCAACACGTCGTCGAAGAAAGTCTTCTGGGTGGCTTCGCCCTCGTTGAAGACCAGCTCAATAGTGCCAGAGCCGCTAATCATGCTGCCAACAAACGACCGGAAGGTGTCACCGTGGTCGGTAACGTCCAGGGTTTCTTTGGTGATTGACAGGCTCCAGCTACGAGTACCGACAACAACGGCAAGACTGCCGCTGCCGGTCTCAAATTCGACTGAGCCCTCTTCTCCGCGAAGGATTGCCATGGTCAGAGTTCCTCGATGAATTCAAAGGTCACACGGACCTGAGTTGCAAAGTAGCCCTCGGGTGCTGGTGTAGCCAGTGCCTCTGGACCGATGGGTGCGCCGAAGTAAACCCCCGACACGATCACCCTATTGTAAAGGTCTCGAATGCGCTTTCCAATAACATAATTAGCCCCTGGGCCTGCACCTTTCGGCGTAAATACGTTCAGCAGGATCAAGCCAGCGATGCGGTTATAGCTGTTTGTTGTCGCGCCATGGCCTAGGTATTCGTTATTGCCGAAGGCGGTAAGACACTGCACCCACGAAGAATTCGGGGTCGGCTCGTAAGCCATATTGTTGAAAACGACCGGCAGGACAGGGCTCCCTGCTAGTTCGGTAGCAATACGCCCCTCAATCGTCGATCGGATCGAGTTCAGATCAGCAGCGGCCATTATCTACGTCTCCGGCTGACATTACTAATGATCTTAGGCAGGTCTCTCTCCATCACCTCTTCGAGGATCGATTCGTGGTAGTTCTGCTTTGTGCCCTGTCTCGTTCGGTATTGGCCGCCCCATGACGGAGGTAGGTTCTCACCAGCAATCACAGGGGCTGCGTAGTCGAGATTGTTGAAGACGCGTCCTTGCTTCGGGTTGTCCATCGTCTGCTGCCAAGCGCCTTTCAAGACGCCAGTATCAACGGGTGTTCCGATCCCTCCTCTAGACGCAGCTTCGTATAGCTTGAGCTTCGAGTGCAGCGTAAGCGTCGCTTGTCTTACGACCTCTTCGAAATCCCCCTCGAGGTCGCCGAAGTCGATCTCACCGACGCTAGACATCTTTAGGCCCTCAGGATCAGCTCGTAAGTGATCGCTGTGTTGTCTTGGTCGATCGTCTGCACCTCAATGATCTGGTGCACGACCGTGCTGATAACTACGCGGTCCTTAGTCTCCGGGGCAGTAGCAAGCTCCTTAGCTGCGACGATGAGGCGCTTGTCACTGGCCTGGACAAGGTCGTTAACCTCGCTTTGCCGTATGCCCTGCACGACGCCTTTGATCGCGGTGTCGCTTGTCGTTTCGGTGATCGCGCCAGTCGTTGTGTTGTAGGTTCCGGCCGTGACGTACCGAATCGTTACGTCAGCCCCTAACGAGTCGATGACGTTTCCGGCAACCTTCTCTAGCGACTGCGCGAGACCCATCAGGCTTCGTAAGCAACGACGGTGCCGCTAGTTAGCGTGATGCTCGTTACCTCGAGCCCTTCGATGCAGGCAGAGGTGTTGATGTTGATGCCTTCGATCGTAGAAGATCCGTTCTCTGTAATCGCAGCCGAGGTCATCGACGCAATCACAGAATCCTCGAGCGCCATGATCTTCACAAACCGACCAGTCTGGGCTGCGGTGT